ACGAGGTATATCAGTTCTGCCGTCGCAACCCGCACAAGTACATCCCAATCAAGGGCGCAACCATGATGGGGAAGCCCATCATCACCTTCCCGCGCAAGCGAAACCGCAAGGGGGTTTATCTGTCCGAGGTAGGCACCGACTCCGCCAAAGACGTGCTTTATGGCCGCCTGGGGGATGTGCCGACCTCATTGTCTGGCCCATCACCGGGTTACCGCCATCATCCGGTGGCCGAGTGGGCCGACGATTTCTACTTTAAGGGACTCACCTGTGAACGAAAACGGGTTGAGTTCGTCAAGGGGCGCCGGGTGTATCGCTGGGTCGCCCCGTCTGGCGCCCGTAACGAGCCAACCGACTGCGCCGTGTATGCCCTGGCGGGCATTCGCCTCGGGGCGCGTCCGCTGCGGGCAATAGCTGGCTGGGCACATCATCAGGATCAGGAGGCTGGCTGTGAAGCTGGAAGATATTGACAGCATGATCGCGCTCTACCTTCAGGCCGAGCGCGATTTACTGGCAGGCAAGCAGATCACTTTTCAGGGGCGCTCGGTCACCTCTGAAAATCTCAACGAGATCCGCACTGGCCGTCAGGAGTGGGAGCGCCGACGTCAGCAGGTAGCGTCACCGCGTCGCCGCCCCTATGCAGTAGCGAGGTTCACATGACAGCGCTGGATAAGCTGCTCGGATTTGTCTCGCCAGGCTGGGCAGCCAACCGAATGCGTGACCGCCTGCGGATGCAAGCCTATGAGGCTGCCATGCCGAGTCGCACCCACAATGCCAAGCGGGAGCGCCGTGGAGCCAACCAGGCTGTGCAGATGTCGGCGATCAGCCTGCGTGAGCAGGCGCGGGCGCTTGATGAAAACCACGACATCGTGATCGGCCTGCTCGACAAGCTGGAAGAGCGGATCGTAGGTGGCAAGGGTATCCAGATCGAGCCGCAGCCCCGGGAGGTGGACGGTACCTTGCTGCTGGATCTTGCCAAAGAGATCCGCCGCCGTTGGGCTGCCTGGTCGCTGAAACCGGAAACCACCGGCACGTTCACTCGCCCCGCGATGGAGCGGCTGGTTTGCCGTACCTGGCTGCGCGACGGTGAGATGTTTGGCCGCCGCCTGCTCGGCACGGTGCCTGGCTACAAGCATCACAGCGATACGCCTTACTCGATAGAGCTGTTAGAGCCTGATTTCGTCCCGTTCGACTACAACCAGGTAGCAGAGGGGATCCGGCAAGGCATCAAGCTAGATAGCTGGCGGCGCCCAAAGTCGTACTTTGTGATGTTCGATCACCCCGGTGAGTTGCAGGGGTTCCGCTATCGCCACAAGGAGATCGATGCCGCCGAGATCTACCACCTGGCCTTGCGCAAGCGGATTCATCAGCTGCGCGGCGTGTCTCTGCTCCATGGGGTGATCACCCGCCTGGCCGATTTGAAATCCGTGGAGGAAGCCGAACGGGTGGCGGCCCGCATCAGCGCCTCGCTCGCCTTCTTCATCAAGCGGGAGGTGCCAGACAACTACATCGAGCCGGAGGCCGGCGAGGGGGAACGAGCCCCACGGATGATCGACATCACCCCCGGCACGACGTTTGACGACCTGCGTCCCGGCGAGGATGTGGGGGTGATCCAGTCCAACCGTCCGAACACCGCCCTGAACGTCTGGCGGGCTGGGCAGCTCCGGTCGTCGTGTGCCGGAACCCGCAGCCAGTATTCGAGCGTGGCCCGCGACTATGACGGCACTTATTCCGCCCAGCGCCAGGAGCTGGTTGAAGGGTGGGAGGGTTTTGCCGTTCTGCAGGATGACTTTGTGGCGCTTTGGTCGCGCCCGGTGTTTCGTGACTGGCTGCTGGCCGAAACCCTGCGCAGCAAAGATCCCCTTGTCCTGCCGCCTGAACTCGACCCAAAAACCCTGTTCGATGCCATCTATCTTGCGCCCGTCATGCCCTGGATTGACCCGGAGCGTGAAGCCAACGGCTGGAAGGCGGTCATTCGTGGCGGTGCCGGGACAGAAACCGAGTGGATCCGTGCTCGTAACCGCAATCCCGATGAGGTACGCGACCAGCGCTTGTCCGAGCTGGAGTGGGCTGAGAAAAACGGCGTGATGACAGATACCAACCCAGCCAATGACCCAGGAGCACAACCCAGTGAAAAAGCACCATCTGACGGCGGCGATGCAAACCACGCTGATGCCAGCGCGGGCGGCCGCCAGCGGCCACCCCGCACCCGAGCATGAAATCCCCAATGCCCAGAGTTGGTACAGCATAAGCGCCTTATCCGGTGCTGTGCCCACAGTCGAGATCTACATCTACGACGTGATCGGGTACTGGGGGGTATCAGCCCAGCAGTTCATCTCCGACTGCAAGGCCGCTGGGGTGTTCGATGCCAAGCAGCTCAACATCCACATCCACAGTCCGGGGGGCGACATCATGGATGGCTTTGCCATCTACAACACCCTGGCCCGCCTGACCTGCAAGATAGACATCTGGAACGATGGCCTGGCGGCCAGCATGGCCTCGGTCATCCTCTGCCTGCCCAATGCCACCGTCCACATGCCAAGCAATGCCTGGGTGATGATCCACAAGCCCTGGTCTGGCACGGTCGGCAATGCCGACGATCTGCGCGACATGGCGGATTGGCTGGATCGCAATGAGGCGCTGTTGCTCAACGCCTACGAGAAGAAAACCGGCAAGACCCGCGAGGAGCTGGCTGCGCTACTGTCGGCAGACACCTGGCTCGATGGCCCCCAGGCCAAGGAGCTGGGTTTTGTCGATGTCCTGGAAGAGCCGATCTTGGCCGCCGCCTACGTAAATGAGAACAAAATGAACGACTTCACCAATATGCCTACCCAGGCCCGAGCCCTGTTCGGTGCCAAAGCGACCGCTGGCCAGCCTCCCGCGTCGGCGACCCCTGCTTCCGTCACGACTCAGCCTGCCGCCGCGCCGAGTCAAGCCGAGGCGCTGGCCGCCTTCAAACAGGCGGAGCAGGGCCGCCGCAACGAGATCCAGGATCTGTTCGCCCTCACCGGCGGCCGCTTCCCTGAGCTGATGGCCGAGTGCCTGGGCGATATGGATGTGACTCCCGCCCAGACCAAAGAGAAAATCAAGGCGGCGCTGGGCAAGCCCGCTGGCGAGGCGGGGCCGACTGGCCCGGCAGCTCATATTCATGTGGGCAATGGCAACCTGATCGGTGACTCGATCCGAGCTTCGCTGCTGGCCCGTTGTGGCCATGCCGCCGCCGAGGGGGATAACCGCTATGGCGGATACAGCCTGCGCGAGCTGGCCCGCGCCTCGCTCGATGGTCGCGGCATTCAGACCGGCGGCCATTCCCCGATGGCCTATGTTGGCATGGCCTTTACTCACACCAGTTCCGACTTTGGCAAGATCCTGCTGGATGTCGCCAACAAGTCGGTGCTGGAAGGCTGGGAAAATGCCGAGGAAACCTTCGACAAGTGGACGCGCAAAGGCACCCTGTCCGACTTCAAGGTAGCGAGCCGCATCGGTCTGAGCGACATCCCCAGCCTGCGCAAGGTGCGCGAGGGGGCGGAATACAAGCACGTCACCCTGTCCGATACTGGCGCCACCATCCAACTGGCTACCTATGGCGAGCTGTTTGCCATCACCCGCCAGGCCATCATCAACGATGACCTCGACATGCTGACCCGCGTTCCAGCGCTGTTCGGGGCGGCCGCTCGCGGCACCATCGGCGACCTGGTGTATGCGGTGCTTACGGGCAACGTCAAGATGCCGGACAACAAGACGCTGTTCCATGCGGATCACAAAAACCTGCTGACCGGCGCTGATGCCGCGATGGGGATCAAGGGGCTCTCCGCTGCCAAGACCCTGATGCGCAGCCAGCGCGCCGTCGGGGCCGATGACAAGCCGGGCCGTGCCCTCAACATCCGCCCGGGGTATGCCCTGGTGCCGATTGAGCTGGAAGATACCGCGCTGCAACTCATCAACAGCACCTCTGTCCCGGGCGCGGATGCCAACTCTGGCATAGCCAACCCGATCAAGGGCTTCGTGGATGTGATCGGTGAGCCTCGTCTCTCCGACGCCAGCACCGAGGCGTGGTACTTGGCGGCCAAGGGGGGCGATACCATCGAGGTGGCCTACCTCGACGGCCAGGACTCTCCCTGGATCGAGCAGCAAGAAGGTTTCACCGTAGACGGTGTGACCACCAAGGTACGTATCGACGCGGGCGTCTCTGCCCTCGATTACCGTGGTCTGGTCAAGTCCGCAGGCAAGTAATCCCCCCGGCCCGCTCTGCGCGGGCCATCTCTGACAGCCCTAATACAGGAGTAATTCCATGGCTAAAAACTTTGTCGGCACTGGCAGTCAACTGTCCTTCGTGGCCCCCGCCGGCGGCGTAGTATCGGGCAAGCCAGTCAAGATCGGCGCCCTGACCGTCGTTCCCCTTGAGTCTGCGCTGGCCGGCACGGAATTTACCGGTGCCACCGCCGGCGTCTGGCTGCTGCCCTGCGACACCGCCCTGGCCGTCGGTGCTGCCGTCAAATGGGATGGCGCAAAGCTGGTCGCGGACACCACCAAGGACGCGGACGACTTCGGCAAGCTGGTCAGCAGCGGCGCCAGTGGTTACGCCGACGCGCTGATCGTTCAATGACCGGTGAGATCGGTGGGCGCTGGCAACGTGCCGCCACTCGCCTGAACGCTGCTGTGGATGATGCCCTAGGGATCGCTGTCATCATCGCGGGGCACCCATTGGTGGCGCTCTATGATGAAAACCCCGATGCCTTTGGACAGGTGTTGACCACGTTGCGCGAGTTGTCCGTTTCGTCACCCCCGCCGGGGGTGCGCTTCAAGTCGGGCGACAAGGTGGAGATCCCCAGCCTGTCGCTGGTCACTTCCGTGAGGGAGCCGCCTTTTACCCGGTCCGGTCAGCTCGTTATCCCCATCAAGTGAGGAAGCCATGCCCATCAAGCAAGACTTGGACAAGGCGCTGGCGAACCTGAATCTGCTGCCGACCAAGCTGGTGCCGAAGGCGAG